TTCTTGGTACCTTATCATTCCCTATGATAAGACTCCTAAAGAACCTAAAGGTGGTGTCATCGATGACTTAGTCGCTTTAGATCCTGGTGTAAGAACTTTTCAGACATTTTACTCTGAAAATAGTCACGGTAAGATAGGCGATGATTTTGTTAAAAAACGTATTAAACCGCTCAACGATAGAGTGGATAAACTGTCTTCCGCCATCTCTAAAGTAAAGAAAGGAACTGGAAGATTATCTAGAAAGAAGTCTTGTAAGAAAAAGTATAACATGAGAAAGCGGTGTAACAAACTGAGAAAGAGAGTTTCAAATACTGTTCTTGATATCCACCGTAAAGCTGCAAGATTTCTTACGGATTATTACAATGTCATTTTAATCCCAAACTTTGAAACAAAGAATATGGTTTCAAGATCTAAAAGAATTTCTAAACCTACTTCAAGAAATATGATGCAGCTATCTCATTATGCTTTTAGACAACGTTTAATCGAACTCTCAAATAGAGAAAAGCGGTGTGAAGTGATTGTCTGTACTGAAGAGTTCACTTCAAAGACGTGCGGACAGTGCGGAACCTTAAATTTAAAGTTAGGTTCAAGTAAGGTTTTCAAGTGTGTGAACGCGGAGTGTAACTTTACTCTTGACAGAGACGTCAATGGTGCTAGAAATATTATGATAAAGTACATTACGGAGTTATGTATTCAAAAAGAAGATACACCCACTGAAGTTATTTTTACATAACTTCGAAGTGTAAAGCTTCCAGGTGCCGACAACTCCTGATAAACTTGTGAACTGGTAACCTGATGTCTTTGTTCCAGAAGTCTAAGGATATCCCTATAGTTTACTTGAGTAATTTCAGATCCCATAGTAAAATAAGATTGGCTTATCTTCGTTTTGTTTTACTTGAAATTATTTGTCATTATATAAACATTTATCCGTCGTTTTACCTTTACGTATCGTCATTCCGATCACAGCGCCATGCCAGTTATATTTATACCTCAAAATGTTTACATCAGTACCGCGCACAACTTTCTCCATACACGTTTCGCAAACAAGATGTTCCCCCTCAAAAAGGAATTTCTTGGGGTTTCTAGCAATATGAATCACTTCACTATCGACGTTCTTCAACTTTTTACAGTGCCAACATCTATAATTGGTTTGCATCACTTTCCTAGCGATATTTACCCTATCTATCGAGACGACTTTCAGTTCTTCTATAATATTATCGTATGCGGGGTCTGTCCACAGCGTAAAGATTTGTAATCTATAATCCATGCGAAAATGAACACAACCTGTTAAAGTTGGTGAGTGAAAACTTCTATTTTTAACTTTTTGAAAAGTTAAAAATGCTATACGAGTTCCAGTTGGGAAGATCCTCGAAGTATTGGTACGTATCTGAACATATACAAAAATAAAGCTCAAACTTGTGTCAATTTTCAATGTATGCGAAATTTAAAGAGTTGTCTACGGAAGAAAAAAGGGAATACTGTCAATCCCCATACGCAGCGCATTTCTTAGTAAGTAGCGGATGTAATGAACACACTATCAACGAAATCGTATCGTATGGGGCTGATATTCACAACACAAACCCTGAAGGACAGTCACCTCTATGTTTGGCAATTAAATACCAAAACCTTGGCGCTGTAAAAGGATTACTAAGCCATGGGGATTACAAAAGTCCAAGAAAATATGCGGAATGTCCTGTACAGCGCGCTGTAATGTGTTTGTGTAAGCTTGGAAGACGCAAAATTCGTCCTTCAAAGATAGCGTTCGATATTCTTAACGAATTGGTCAATCATGGTTTGCGATACGAGAATGATAATGACTTACTTAGAATGGATGTTTTTAGCAAAGTTGGATCCCAAGAAGCTATCTCTCTTATTTTTGACGCTGGTTTTCTCCATCCTGTGAAACCTGTTATATATTATGCGTACGGATCGCAAGATATTGTTCGTATAAATTATATCCTCGAACTTTTACGCAGGGGATATATGCCAAAGAAGGGTTTTTATTCAAAGAAGTGCATCCACGCACTTTATCGTGCTGTAGTTTCCAAAAATGTAAAGAATATCAAGAAACTTTTGGACGCAGGTTTTAGGGCTTGGGTATACAGAAATGATAATACGGGTGTACTCTATGATCCATTATGGAACGCAGTGTTTATGACAAATCATTTAGCCGATATACTTTTGGCATATGGTGCCGACATCTCTCAAAGAACTGTGGAATATGCAGCTCACAAGAGAAATACATACGACTTGATCTCGCTTCTTGCCTTCTTAAGAGGAGAAGGTGAAGATAAATCGCGTGTGATGGTTCATTTAGACTATTTCTTACACTACTCCAATTTAAAGTTGTGTATCCTGTCGAATATCGTGAATTGTAATGTCAATTTCGAATGCGAATTTGGATACGATGACTTATGGATGTTAGCTCAAGATAAAAGTTATCCGACGCTCTTTGACCTCATTTCCCACGACATGAAGTTGCAAGAACGATACGCGTATATTATTTCATTGAAAAGTAAAGTGACATAGAGGTGCATGTGTAAATTTTGGATCCCATTGGTTTATTTATTGTCCGTATCCTAACGGCATAACCTTAATACCGATGAATTACTCATAATGTAATGGGTGAGTACATCGTCTTATGGTTTCCAATAGTGTACATGTTATAATCTAACTCTATTGAAAACCTAAGCAATATCAGTAAAATCGCAAATTTTGGATACTACTAAAGTCTATATCGTAAAATAAAGTTCAAATTTGTAACAATGGCGTTTACAGGCAGTTTCACTAAAATACCCTGTCATTGTTCTACGCCGCAGGTGGCAAGGGCGTCAGGTATCGGATTGCCTCAATTTTATGTTGATATCGTGATTGCGGGTTATTGGTACGCTGTACCTCCACAACTTTATAATGCAATAGGAGCGCCCATGACGATAGTCAACTTTAGTGGAAATTTCGGTAACCAATCTTACTATTACAAAGTTTACACCAAAGATGTTCTCGGAGATGTAGGTCTTACAAAGAGTAATTCCGATAGGGTATTGTGTTCCGCATTACAGTTCAACATCATAACTTGGGATGACGTAATCCCACAAGTTTATCACCGTGATTCGCCTATACAGTTCGCCGTGCAGCGCGTGAATAGAGAAGGTGGGAAGACTCTCTGGAAAGTACAAGGCTGTAAGTGAGATTTCAACTTATAGTTTCATATCGGCAAATCCGATATGAAAAACACTACCGTCTTATAATGTCTTATCTCATATTGAATCGTTGAAGTACTGTTGTTAAAACATCTATCGCGTCGTTGCATTCCATCTCCCAAGTTATCTTCCCACAGTCGATAATTAGACCAGCTATTATTGTCATGAACAAAGAAAAAGGAAAACACAAAGCCATCAAGATCATCTTTCCTTCCGTCTTTTGGACTATAAATTTTAACTTGAATTGTCTTTCCGCCACGTTTATATAGTAAAACAGTCCCATCCCTAACTCTCTCGTACCCAAATAGAAGTTTGGTAGATTGGTATCTGACGATGTGATGTTATCTACCATCAACGATGGTAATCCGTTCTGTATCAGTAACTTGAAGAGATATGCAAATGTAAGAACGTAAATTGTATAATACATTTGCATATACAAATTTAGAGACGCTATCTCCATGACGACTTCTGGTTGTAGTGTTTCATTTCCGAATAACGACACCCCCATCTTTCATTATGATTTTAGAAACTCGCTTTTCTTTATAGAGAGTTACACCAATAGAAAGTGAAATTAGAATATTCTTTCGAATCCAATCGGTGTCAAGGCCATGCATTATTCGTATCTTAACACCTACGGAATCACTCACGATGTAATGGGCGAGTACTTCATCTTAATGTTCTCAATGGTGAAAGTAGAAGTAGACTGTAACGACACCATGCCTTATTTGCTACTTTTCCATAAAAGCTTACGTTATTGAAGACAAAATTTTATTGCGTAAGCGAAGAGTGGTCAAACTCTTTTAGAGGCGTTAACTAACAACTAATTATTAAATATTTGCAAGATGGATACGCGTGTCGCAAAATGCGCTTTTAAGACCGTAAAAGACGGTTTGGGATGTAGTAACGATTCAGAAGTCGAATGGGGTTTCTGTAAGAAACATTGTCGTACCATTCAAGCGACAAAAGCCAAGGAACGCCTTGCTAAAAAGAAAGCCAAGGATGAAGAAGAAGCGTTGTCCGCACAACTTTCTCAAAATTTACATGTAGAACCCATAGTGGAAGAGCCTAAGATTGAGGTCGTTCCAGAACCTTTGCCTCCTCAAACTCCTCAAACAGTAGAACCTGTTCACGTTCCTCATGTTGTCGAATCATTACCGTCCCAACAAGAAGTAGAATCCGAAGAAGAAAAGGTAGTAACACGTGGACCCGTAGCTAAACCTAAAAAGAAGGTTGTTAGACAAGAGATTACCCCCGAAGAAAAACGTACACCTTTGAAATCCACTAAGAAACACAACGAAACTAAGAAAACCGTTGAACCTTTGAAAGCCACAAAGACTAAGAAACAAGTTGAACCTGTGAAGATGAAGAAATCAGTTGTACCTGTAAAAGCTCCAAAGACGAAGAAATCAGTTGTACCTGTAAAAGCTCCAAAGACTAAGAAAACCGTTGAACCTGTGAAAGCTCCGAAGAAACGTCATGCACCTATCGTGGAAAGTTCTGAAGAAGATACTTTTGAAGAGTCTGACGAAGAATCAGAAGAGGACCTTGATTCATCTGAATATGAAAGTTCTGAGGAGGAGCTTGACTCGGATGATCTCGAAGAAGAAACGTCTGATGAAAGTGAATATGAGGAAGAAGAGATTGTACCCAAACATAAATCTAGAAGTGCACCAACCAAACACACCAAAGTACAGCAAAAGCATACTAAAAATGCAGTCGGTAAACCACCCGCCAAACACTCTGACACCAAACACCTTGTCACCAAACACTCTGCTACCAAACTTCCTGTCACTAAGCAATCTAACGTATCAAAGACCATCAAGGGCGTTGAAAAGCGTATTCTTGGCAAACCCGTAAAGAAACCTGAACCTGAACCACCTGTCGATTCAGGTGCAAGAAGGCAATCGCGCGTTACGCGTAACAAATGGGGACGATACGAAGAACCGATGACGCATATGGTGTTCTATCCTAAGACCAAAGAAGCTTACGGTGTTCAACTTGGCGATGGCAGCCGTGGACCTTTGACCAAACGTCACATTGAAATTTGTAAGCGCAATAAGTGGAAGTACGTTATAGTTGAAGATGATGA